TGGAAGTCCTCTCCCTGCCATCCGCGAGCCTGCTCTTGCTGGCTATCCTCAAATGCCCAACCGCGCTCAACGCTCTGCATCTGCCAGGGGCGGGTGTAGTTAGTGCGAATGCCGTCCTCGAAAGCACGAGACTTCTCCCGCATGATGACACTGAAATCGCGTGCCGCTTGCTTGACAATCTCAGCGAACTCGCGAGCAGCCTGGACATCTTCCAACTGCCAGCCACGAGCCTGAGCCTTGTCAGCGATGGCATACCCTACCGAGCGGGCATGAGCATCTTCCGCTCTGTCAATAGATTTTTGACGTTGAGAATCTCTATACGGCTCAATGAGGTTCTCTAGATACCAATCCTCACGAGTATTGGCTCTTTCATTTCGTCTGAGAGCTACCCCTAACTGAAAATCTTGGCGATTGCTCCATTTTTGGAGGTCTACAAACCAGCTATCTACTGAGGCTTGAGCATTTTCCATTCCTATCAGAGCATCTGCATAACGTTGAAGGTCTCCAGTGTTAGTAGCAACTGCAATTTGAGCTGCATCCAACTCTCGCTGGGCTACTGTTATAGCATGCAATGGACTGCCAGTGGCCCCACTTTGGATGTCTTGGCGCTGCTCAGCAGCTCGGGCTAGGGTTAGCAGAGCTCCCTCAGCGGCCGCAGCGGCTGAGGCCATAAAGCCTACTGTATTTATAAGTCCCGATAAGTTACGTTCAAACTCATTAGTAGTTGATGAAGTCTGTGAAAGGGCCCTATAAATCTCATCAAAAGCTGCCGCGCCCTCCTTAGGAGAGACCTCAGAAGCAGATAGAGCTTTAAGCCCTACGTCTGTAATTAAAGGATTTACAGGATCAAACAGCATCTCTTTAAGAGCCTCAGAAAGGTTACTTAACCCTATCTCTGTCATTTTTTCAACTGAAGCATCTACCTCAGTAAGCTCATCCATCTTATTTGCAATTAGCCATTCATTGAAGTCAGCTTCAGATATCTGAGAGGAATGTCTCTGGACGCTTGTACCTGGTATTGTCGTATAAGTCTGTGTAGTAGGGTCCCAATACTGCATCCTAGTAGAGCTTTGTAAAAACTCTTCTTGGTACTTCTCTCTTGCTGTCTCAAAATTAGCTTGAAGCATGGCTTGAATCTGACGGTCATTGTTAGTCCAGTCTTTGCCGCTTAAGTCTGCATTTAAGTACTTATCTATAAGAGTTTTTGGATCTTCAGTCTTATAATCATTCCATGCTTTAAGGCTCATAGAGGTTCCAGTCCATGAAGCTTGAGTAGGTTTGGCAAATCCCATGTCTTCCATTTGGGCCCTGCTCCAACCCAGGCTACCTAGCATAGTTTTTTGCATTGTGTAGGCTTCATGGGCTGTCTTCGCTAAGGTGTTTCCCTCATCATCCTTAATCACAGAACCAAATAAGCCTTGGAGTAAATGAGTAGCATCTAAGTTGGCAACTCCCTCCAAATTGCCTCTCTGAGCCATAAGCTTTCTAAGTTCATTGTCAGAGGTCAAAGATAGTTGGAGATACGCATCATAATTCTCTCTACCTTTCTTAAACTTACCTCCAGAATGGCGCCCCATCTCCATAACGGCACTTCCGCTTAGAGTCGCCTGCGCAAGGTCAATTACACTCTGTATCTCTTCAGAGTTCATTCCATACTGGGCTAACTGCTTTAGAAACTCATTCTTTCCTCCCTGACTCGATAGCTCTAATACAGTCCTTAGCTGATAGGCAATGTCTTGCTCAGAAAGACGTTCATATGCTGCTCTAGACTTGCCTGCACTATCCACAAAGGATACTTCGTGTAGGAAGGAGTCTTTGTCAATTTTATCCCGAGCAGCCTCCACAGCTAGAGTTTCCGTTGCCCTAGAGGTAAGTTGATTACTCGCAGTCAGTAAAGTTACTTCAGCCAGTTGTTTGGTAGCTTGTTTGGCATAGTCTACGAACCCCGAGGCAGCTACTCCGGCCTCTCCTAGCTTTGCTGCAAGTTTATCTACAGGCCCTACGGCGTTCTTTAGGGAGTCGGCAAAAGCGCGGGTATCGTTCTCTTCTTGCCCGGCGCGTTGCATAGCGGCGCCACCCAGCGTCGCAACCCCAGACAGCAAGGCTGCGGGAGTCAGTAAGCCCATCATCCCTCCGGCGATTCCGCCAAGCAGTCCTTTGGCCCCCATTCCTAAGTTAAGCTTATTTAGCGAGACTGATTCCTTGAACTTAGCGGCCGTATCCGCATGGTGTACGTATTTCTTAGATAGCTCCGTACGTTGGTCTTCAGTTAGGCCCTCACCTTGAAGTTGAGAGTACAGGTTCTCCGCCTTGCCAGTGTGATATGCCTGGTTAGTCCGGTTTACTGCCATCGCTCCAGGGTTAAACGCAACGGCAGCACCTCCTCGCAAAATCCCGCCCAGGGACCGACGCCAGTGGCGCTGGTGCATCCTGGGATTTGCTTCTTCCCACTTTAGCTTCTCATCCCGAACAAAAGCTTTACGCTGCTCTGTACGAGCTTTTGCTTCCTCAGGAGATACTGTCTGGCCCTCGGCCAGCTTGTGCTCCTCGTCCCACTGAGCTCCAGCTTCTTCTAGCACATGCGCAGGTGCTTTGTGATTAAGTACGTTGCCGGAGTTATCCGTCATTACGCCCCTACCAAAGGCAGCTTTGTTTTCATTTTCTAAGCGATGTCTGGTCTTCTCTAAATCTATCGTAGTGCGTGGCGTAATAACTCCCTTGGCAAGGGCTCGGAATGGGGCAGTGGCTACGTTGCCCGCCGTCCAAGCCGCCGCGTTTATAAAGTTACCGATAGTGCCAGGGTTATTGGCAGTGTCTCGGAAACGCGCTAAGGATGCATTAGTATGGCGACTCCACCAGCCCTCTTTAGTCGCAGCAGGGCCGTTACCCAACATATCTCCAATACCTGAATTAAGCATCCCCATTGGCCAGGTTGAGGGGTCTAAGGCAAGACGACCTACTATATCTGCCTTATTGCCTATACCACTGGCAGCCGACCACCTATTCTTGAAGTCTTGCCATTGCGTGACTCCTTTAGCCTTCAAGTCAGCTTTATGGGAAAGGTATTTCTTACCATCATCAGACTCTAAGAATGTCTGTCGTCTATCGCTGGTCCTATGAAGAAGTGACTTTTCTTCTCTCTCTCCGGCCTCAAATTGGTGCCTGTCTTTGCTCAGTCTATCTCTTAATATAGAGGAAGGACTAAACCTCTCTAGGCCCCCATAGACCTTATCCCCAAGCCTGCTATGTGACCTAATAGCATTTTTTCTAGCTTCTTCACCATCTTCAATAGAGGCACCTGGCTGCGCCATAGCCAGATCATAGGCTTTTTGCCCCTCTTTTTCCAAGTTACTAGCGCGCTTTAACATCTCGCTGCGCGAAGCCCCTGCGCCTAGGAAAGGTATGCGGTCCGCGATACCTCCCTCCTTGGTATGAGCCAAGAACGGCTTTAGCAGGCCCTTGGACATCATCATCCCACTTACGGCCAAAGCAGGACCGGCCACCGCTCCTGCAACCTTACCTCCGGCGGCTGCCAGGGCCGTAGCGATACCCGTAAGTTTCAAGAAGGGGTCTGCTAGGTTTTTAGCCGCTTCAGCGACGTTAGCGAAAGTCTTAGCGACGCTTGCCAATCCCTCTTCAATGGGCGCTCCCATTGACTCCTTGGCCATTGAGCCAATATTAGAAATACGCTTTAGCTGGGAAGATAAAGTCGAAGAAGCCTCTGAGGCTGTCTTGGCTTCTCCAGAACCAAATGAGCTGTTAGCAATCCCCAACGCCTCGCGTATGTTACCGCTTTGTGCGAGACCTAGAAGTGCTTTCTGGCCATAGATGCCATCTATGCCAAGCATAGATAAATTGTCTCTACCTCGTTGCCCTCCCTTAGCGGTGCCCTCAATAACCCGTACAAGCTGCTCATCTATACTTAGATTAGCGAACTCAGAGTCTCTCATGCCAGCAGCTTGGGCATACTTCTTAAGATTACTGGGGCTAACTCTGTTAGCGTGTTCCAGTCCTAGCATCATGCTTCCAATGGCATTATTGGCTCTGAATCCATCCTGACCCGAACGAGCAGCCGCTCCAGCTAAGCCTAGAGTTTGTGTTTGAGTAAAACCTGCCACGTTGGCAATGGGGCCTAGCTGCTGGGCGAACTGCGTAACGCCCGTAGCGCTCGTACCTAGTTTGTTTGCCAAGCCCACCACAGAATCACCAAAGTTCTTGATGGCCGCTTCTGATGTTCCAAACGTACGGCCTAGCTCGACCAGGGAACTACCCAACTGAGCCCCATCCTCACCCGTGGCCTTGCCCAAGGTAATGGAGGTCTGGGCAACCCCTCGGATGTCATTAACGCCCGACTTGAACAAAGTACCCGTCAAATGCCCGGCCTCTTGAAGCCCGATGGAGTTCTTTGAGCGTAGGTAGTTAAGGTCTTGCCTAGCGGCTTCAGGATTCCCCCAGCGAGTTTGATACGCATTGCGGAGCGGTTGAGCCACCTGGCTGAATTGCGAGGCAGCGCCCCGCATTTCATTAGACCAGTCCTTACGCCAGCCGCTAAAAGAATTGGCTACCTCTTTGTTTTTTCGGGCTAAAGTATCCGCCTGTCCCATGTAGGCTTGAACGGCCCCGCCCAGGGACTTAGTGGATTGAGTAGCCTGGTTCATCCCCTGGACGTACTGCTGCGTATCAGCGGTTAAGACAACCTGGGATTGGACGTTTTGAGCCACTATCTCGACCTCATTCTCTGGTTGATGCGTTCCTGGTTTTCAGGGGTATTCTTAACTAATCTTACCGTAGAGCCCTTAGGCAAGTCGGTACTAAACTCACGCTGTTTGTCCTGCAAGTTGCAGCCATGACAGTATTCGATGTCTGTAATGTAGGCCCGGATGTCCTCCTGCCACTCCCAATCAGCGGTGCCACACATCATGCAGGTGCTCCCCTGCTCCCACAAATCCGCCAACGCCTTAGCCTGGTCTTCAGGCTCCCAATCCAAAAAGGCGCTGTGCGGGATTTTGTATTCCCGGCACAGCGCCATTTCTGACTTGAATTGTGGGTCGTATCTTAGCCGTTGGCGGAAGAAGGGACCGAGGCCCCCTCGAAGCACACCGCGCTGGCGGTGTTGTGAAGCTCGGCCAATTCGCCAGCCGACCAGTTGTCGTCGGCGTAAAGGTCGGTTATCTCATCCAAGGTGAGTTCGGGTTCAATGAGCGTGGCAGCCACGAGCGCTGGATTGAACTTCTCGAAGTTGACTCCGAATCCATCCTTTTCTTGCGCTTTAGTGGGCGGGAACTTGGCACGGAGGGCGTCCATCTCCCGAGCCGAAATGGCCTGAAACTTGAACTCAATCGCCTCGCCATCAAAGTCCAACTCAAGAACCTTAACGCGCTTTTTCTTTCCAAAGATAAAGTCCTTCGCGTTGATAGCCTTATCTTTCTTGCCCTGGGCTACTTGGGCCTTTGTGGTTTCTTCCACGATTACTCCTGTAATCTCCTGGTCCTGGTGATGGAACAACCCCCGGTCCAGGATTACCGGGGGCCGTTCACTACTAGACTAGCTTATGAACCAAGCGGGAAGTTTTCTTTTGGCTCATAAAGCACCGCAGCGGTGACCGAGACGGTCTGTACGGTGTTGTTGGCAAGAGGGCTCTTGGTCTGCGAAGCAACCTGAATAGGCCACAGCTCTACGATATCGCCAGCCTTAGGCGGGTCTGAGAAGCCTACGCGGCCAATGACCAGCAGGCCCTTAGCGTCGCGAGTCATGTGGGTAACAAGCAAGTTGTCATCCTCATCGTCATCCTGATAGCCCTCAATCTGACAGGTGGCTTGAGACGTACCAATCATGGTGGTCTCAAACAGGCTCTTGAGCGAGGGAGTAGGCAGAACGTTACCCTGGGCGGAAGCATTGACAGACGAAACGATGTCAGTCAGGTCAATACCCTCACCAGTAGCGGTGAACGCAGTGATAATCGCAGCACTGGTCGGATTCTTGAGAAGAGCGTCACCAGGGACGAAGCCCACAAAGACGTTCTTGTTAGCAATAAAACGGGACATACTATCTCCTAGGTAGATGTACTCTTGTACTTTCTCAGTGTACCTTAACGTCGCTTCGGCGGGGACGAAACTGCACAGGAATAAATGTCAATCACAGAGTAGGCTGTGGGGCTCATATTCGTGGTGTATCCAATCCCGCCCAGTTGAGTGGGATAGAACCTATCTAGGGTCAATCCGCTCTCAGTTTTAAATTTCGGCCATTCCAGAATCACACTCTGAGCAGCTAGGGCCAAGTCCTCAATCTGTTCCCGCACTACACCATAGGTAGTAATGCTGAACGTGTAATTGTAGTTGCGAGTGTTCAGGCCGAGGTCAGCGTCCTGCGGGACGATGGGCCGTGGCGTCATCACGGAGTACGGCACGAACAGCTCCCCCGTTGCCGTTTTCATCCAGCCCACTCCCGGAGGGGCCACCACGTCCCCCATCGCTGGGAGAGTGTCCCGCAGTCGCGTCAGGACAGTCGTAGTAATTTCCTTGCGATTTAATTGTACTGTCATCGGATTCTATCTCCATGTCATAATTTTGTTCTAGCGGAAATCCAGTATAAGGGTCTACTTTAGTAGCGTACATCTGAGGGGTATTATTGGGCAAAGCAGTAATAGTCTCCACTACTGGCTTCATTTTCATGCTCTCTAGGTCAAGTGCCTCTTTAATGAGGTCTGACTGCATAGCTTGAATCAAGTCAGGAAGTAAGAGAATGTTCTTGAGGATGTTAACCATTAGTGTTGTGCTTTACCTCTACGTTGAACCTGCGGGAGGTCCGTAGACCCCCGCCGCGCTGCTGGGCGACCACAGTGAACAATTTAGGGCCTACCAGAGTGGGGTCATCCTCGGTAAGCATCTCAACCTGGTCGAGCACCTGAATGTTGTCCACATGCCACGGTACATACATAACGGTGGTTGAGACTGTCTGGGCTTGGTCATTCGGGTACTGTACCTGAGAGCCAGGGATGAGTTCAATCCGACATGGCCCCTCGTAAACCAGCTCATCAGTATGCTCTCTGGTGGCCACTCCAGTCACGGAATCGTAGGTCACGAGCTCAGCATATGACGGGCGGGTTATCCGACAAGTTGCGCCAGTCTTCTCTAGCCATTGGACAGAGCGCTTGCGCATGTACGCGCGGGAGCGCTCGAATTGGTTAGGCATAACTGTTCCTCACATCCATTGCGCTGGCGAAATCAGAGTAACCGTTAATCTGGGCGTCACCGAAGTTCTGGTCTCCCGCTTCAGGATTGTCCCACATGCCAAGGCCAAACATCGGTTGGCGAGCGTTGTCGCCTCCCGCCCAGTGGAACTCAGCCGCCCCCGACCCGTGGGCCTTGGCACTCTCCCTCAGCGACAGGGCCAGGGTGCGGAACTTCTCTGCCAGTCCCTCCAGGTAAACGCTCTGCCCATCGGACAGTATGTTAATCTCCCTCGTGAGCTTGGCCGCGATGGCCTCAGCAGCGTAAGATGCCGCCCAGTAGTGAGTATCTGTCCGACGATGTAGCTCTTCCAGGAACAGAATCTCCTCATCCTGGAGGAACACCTCGTCCGGGTCGGTGTCGCCTATGAGGAACCTAATGGCATGGAGTGGGGTGTCCAGGAACTCCGGGTCATACGTGAAAGTCATGGTTAGGCCTCCTTGGGCACTTGTCGGATGAAATCTGCCTTAATGAGGGCAGTAAGCTTGGGAAGCGCATGAACTACCTCTGGGGGAATCTCACCGCCCTTGCGGTATAGTATCCCCTCAATGGTGAGGTCTTTCATGGCGAAATACAGCATAGGTATATCATATACGAGAAAAGCCTCTCCGAAGAGAGGCTAATCCGAGATGTGCGACCACGCTCCTAGCTAGAGGATGAACAAGGAAGGGGAACCTTTCATATCTCTCCTATCAGTTGATTGCACTTTCAGTCTACACTACTCAGAGGGCTCCTGGCCGAGAATGGCGGCGCGCTTGCGCCCGGAGGCCTCCAGGGCAAGAATGGCCTCTTTGTGCTGCGGGTTGCGCTCAATGAAGTCCAGAACCTCGGGCACGGTCTTGTTGTAGGGCTTGAACGCCAGAGTTTCTGCCTTTTCGACCGGCAGCGTCTCAGCCTCCTGCTTTAGGGCAGCCTCTTCCGCCTCTACTTTGGCATCATGGACGGCGCCGTGGGACTTGATTAGCGTCGCCACATACGAGGGCAATTCTCCGCCAGTGTTGGTGTAGATGTGATGGGGCATCTTGGCCAGGGTGCGCAGGTTGGGATTGCCGTCTACCAGTAAGTTGGGAATCTCCTGACCAGGCGTAAAGGAGTGGTCAAGGAACTTAATGGGTCTAACTGCGATGTAGGTTGTCATAGTCTTATGGTAGCAGAAAACCCCCGCCTAACGCAGCGGGGGTCTTCCCTAGTAGGGCTATTGGCTAGCTATTAGATGAGGTCGGTGATGAAGAGACCCAAGTCCTTACCAACGACTTTCATGTCCCACGAGGCTTCCAGGCCGATAACGTCCGAGCGAGTCGGCTCGTCGCGGTAACGGAACGCCTTGAAGGAACTGCCACCGCCAGGGTAGCTCGACCACTCGAAAGTGAGACCAGCAGCCGGGGCGCGCAGGGTCGGGGCATCGGGGGTGTAGACCAACAGAGCCGACCGGGGGTTGAAAGTCCAGTTGTACTCAGCCGCTTCGTCCTGCTCCTTGGCGTCAAGCATCCGGGGGACGGTGGTGTGGGTGGTGTACAGCGGAACCAGCTCAACGTCCAGAGCCTTGCCAATCAGGGCATTGGTGACGAAGCCGCCCTCTTTGTTGGTGTACTTGATGCGCTCGATGAGGTCCGCGTTCTGACGCAGAGCCTTCATAACTTCGGCACCCACTACGAGCTTGTTAGGCTCGAAGCCAGCGTTTTCACGCATAAAGTCGAGCTTCCAGTCGTCCATCTGCTCAATGATATTGGCAGCGGCGTTCGACCACTTGACGATTTCGCCAACGCCAGAACCAGTGTCGGTGCCCTTGAGGTCTTGACCCCAGACGCCCTCCTTGAAGAACGAATTGGCCCACATCTGGTCGCGCTTGAGCAGCATCATCTGGGTGTTGCGCTCGGTGGCTTCCTTGTCCAAGTTCCACATGCTGTCGGCATTGGCGCGGTCTTGGTCGTCAATCGGGTGACCAATGGCGTAGTTCTTGGTGTAGAACGTATCCGTGGTGTGCGTCCACCCGGTCAACGGAATCCGAGTACCAGGGGCGCGGGTCTCTACGTCAGTCCGACGGAAGTCAGACTTTGAGTAGCGGTAGTAGATATCGCTCTTGTGCTTCACCGGCAGAGTCGGGAAGATTTTGTGAGCAATGAACTTATCTTTGCTTTGGCGGTATGCGATAGAAACGTTCGTCAAAGGAACGTCAATATGCAAGTCCTGACCGTATGGAGACATTTGTCAGTTCCTTTCTTAAACTTTCAGCAACACGCTGACGATGGCACCGGCGGGGGAGTTCGCGCCGGGGGAGGTCACTACGCCAAGTACCACGTCGCCGTCTCCAGCAACCTTGGCAAAGCCCTCAGCGCCCAGGGTAACGCGGTCACCAGGAGCCGGGTTCTGACCAGACTCAAAGCGGACGTTCTGGACACCAAAGATGGTGACGGTGGCGGGGTCGCCCACTACCTGCGGCTTGTTGCCAAGCACGCCCACTACCTTATCGGCAGCCGTGGCAAGGCCAGCCTGGTGGCGGCCAGTTACCATGAGGAACTTGTACAGGTGCCCTGGAGGGGCCGAGTGACCTGCACGGTCGCCACGATGCTGCGGCGGGCCGGTCCAGGTGGCAATCGAGTCGTCAGCGTCAAGCGTGACGTTAAATAAATGTTCGGTATAAGCCATGATTACCGGCCTCTCATTTCATATAGGTACTGGTCGTACAGTTCGGGATTAGCGTCAAAGACGTCTACGGCATTGTAACCCTTGGCGATGCCGTCGTTCTCTACAAGATAATCTACTTGCTGGAGAACGTCAGAGTTGTAACCCAGGCCCTCGTTGCCCAGCTCATTGAAGTAAGCGGCCACAGCAGCGGTGCCGGTATCCATGAGGGACTTCAGGATAATCTGGTCACCCTCATCCATTACTTCGGCGGCGCGCATCATAAAGCCAGCGAGTTCCTCATCTTCGATGCCCAGGTCATAGCCCTTGGCAACTTCGACGTACTCGTTGTACACGCGCAGGTCAGCTTCGGCCTTGGCAATCTCGCCAGCCTCGTAAGCCTGCATCTGGTAGTATTCCAGCTCATCAAAAGCCTTCGAGAGCATCTCGTCGCGCACGGTGTCGCGCTCTGCGTCACTCATGGCCTTGCTAAGCTCTTCAAAATATTCTTCAGAAAGGGCTTTACTCACGTCTTGATTCCTTCTTCTTTTTAGATACGAGGCTCCTACTCCTAAGCCAGCCGCGCCCAGGGCCCCTCCACCAATGATAGCGGCAGTTTTAGGGTTAAACTTACCTGCAGCGCCTTTATAGGCAGCGCCCGCCTCTCTAGCTGTTCCTGCTACAACTCTGTCTGCTCTAGGCTTTCCACCGTGGAAAGAGTTACCTGGAGACAAGTTATTGTGATGAACGGGGTTACGTACTACTGTCCTAGATCCGGCGGACGCTGAATAGCGTGCGCTTGAGGTACCTCTAGTAACCGGGCGTACTCTCGGACCGCCTGAGGAAGCCCCAGTTGCGGTATGGGCAGTGTAGGTCTTTGCGGGGTCTCCATAAGTCGGACGGCCATAGCGATTTATCTGTCCTAGCTCTCTACGCCCTTTTCTAGTCGCCCGCGACGCTGCAGCCGGAGATGCGATTCCCTTATGGATAGCACGGTCAGTTGCGTAAGCTCCTCCAGCCAGTGCTCCGGCACCTCCAACCGCTCCGGCTACTTTCCAAGGAGTACTAAGATTTGCGTTTACGGCCTTAAGGCCTCGCATGTACTTATTACCCTCTTTACCGTACTTCATAGCAGTGCGGGCTCCCTTAAAAGAGCCTGTAAGATTCTTACCCTGCCGGGCAACCCAGCCAGCGTTCTTACCTACTTCATCATAGTCTTCGTAATCATCATCATAGTCTTCGTAATCATCATCATCATAGTCTTCGTAATCGTCCTCGAAGACTACCTCGAACACGTTGCCGTCTTCGTCTTCTACTAGGTCTCCAACCTCAAACTCATCAAGGTCCAAACCCTCATCGTACAGTTCATCTTCCACTGGGGAATCTCCTAAACTCTTGGAAAATACTATCTTGGCGTGAGGGTTGGCCCCACGATCCACTAAGGAAATCTCATCGAACGTCATGTCCGACAGTTCTTTGACAATCCTAGGCATGATGACAGTGTACCTGAAACTTTAGGGGTCGGTGTAAGGTATTTGAGGTTAGTTTTGTCAACCATTAGGGTGCTTCCTAGTAAAGTCATCTCTAGCGATGTCATACGACTGCTTGTACCCTCGCGCAATCCCAATTTTAGAAGCAGTATTAACCGCTGAGCCTACCGTGCCTGCCGCACCTATTCCGGCAAGTATCTTGTGGCCCGTAGAGCCTCCCGTCTTTTTTAGGGCTTTAATCGCAGAAGGAACCGCAATAGCGCCTAACCCGGCTACCTGTAGAGCTTCTGCCCCTAATCCAATTTTTGCAGAGTTATAACTAGACCGGGCAGCTCGGTACTTACGCTCTTCTGGAGACCTGGGAGGTGCTTGAGCTTTAGAGATTGAGTCAATCGGCACGCGCTTCCCGCGTCCGTGCACGGAGAAGTCTAAGTACTTGCCGTTCTTGTAGTTCTCCCAGGTCTCATCATCGGTGACCTGCATCCCAATGAACCAGCCCTCTGGAGTATCATCAGGCATCCCAAGGGCTTTCTTGATGGAGTCATCCACAATCACGGACTCGATGAGATGACCAACCTGGCGGGGCTCCTCGCCATCTCGCTGGTGCATAACGCCCCCCTTGCGGGAGTTGTTGAGGTAGTGATGAGCGGCCTGGCGCACTTCGTCAATGTGGATGTAATCACCCTGGAGGTCCACCACGGGCTCGCCGTCCAGTTTGGTGATGCTCGCCCAGCCGTAGACTTGCTGCTTCTCCTCGTTCATCTTGGCGATGTTGAAGCCTTTGGAGACTTTTCTTGAAGCAGTTTCATCGGCATCCCAGGTTCGCTCTGTTGCTTCAGCTAGGTTTGCTTCCCTAGCATAAAACTTCTTAGAGTTCCCTACCGGAGCCTTCTGAAACTTTTTGTACGCCCTGTCATATGCCTTATTAGCTTTAATCTGCGCTGAGGTTTTAACAGGCTTGAGGGCTTTCTTGGTCAGGGGGCGCTCAACGTGTAGGGAAGAACCGTCCATCTTGATGATATCAGCGAACTCATCTCCATACAGAACGCGAGCCAGAGCTACTTGACGACTGTTCACCAACCATTCCTCTTTCCATTTTGAGCTTTGCGATAGCGCTTATAGCCTCTTACTTGCTCAGCGCTTGACTTTTCCTTAGAGCAATCATAGCAGAGCACTTGGCCGTTTCGCTTGGCATCCATGCTCCCTCCTTCACGGACTGAACGCTTGTGGTCAGCAATCCACCGTGAATTGTAGACTTTACACTTGACACATTGCGGGATTCCGCGTGAGTTGGTCGTCGCCTCTTTCAGAACATGACGACGGAACTTACCACTGTCAGACCGCTTGACGTGCGTCTGGTAAGTGCCCTTGGGCTTAGTGGCCTCCCAGTTGGCGTGTCGTGACTTGCCAAACTCTTCAGGGTCTACTCCTTGCGAGCGTAACCACTCTGCGGCGGCGTCCGTAGACGTAGATTCAGGTTCCCACTCCGCTTTCTCCCAGAGTTCCGGCTCATACGCATTCCAACGGTCAGAGTCACTTCCACTATGGTCTAAATCAAGTCTGAGTAGGGTAGCTCCTGGGTTAAGATAGTTATGGGAAACGAGTCCTTCTCCGCTCGGAGCCGTGTCAGTAGGGTGCCATGTTCCTTCGCTCAGAGGCGACACAGGCACCTTAGCGGTTGTTGCGCGCTCTTTTATTGCTAGTTCTTCCGCCGTTAGCCTTTTAGGCGCAGCATGAACCCGAGCGGCCATTTCTGCTCTCTTCTGGCGCCCTGCTTCATCAACAAAATAGGACTTAGGATGTCTTTCTATGCGACCATCCTGAAGAGAGACCGCACCTTGAACGTGCTCTTTAGGTTCTGGTAGCGTACCGTACTCGGTGTAGGTTGGAGCAGGTTTAACATGCTCAGCTCGCCACTGTTCACTGAACTCAGCCTGTTTCTGCTCTTTAGTCTTACCTGAACGGTCTTCCCATATGTAGGAGGCCTCTTTTTCCTGTTCTTCCGCGAGGCGGGCTCGGTAAGCAGCTTCAGCCCTGGCTTCCATATCGCGGTGACGATGTAGAGAGATTTCTTCGTCTTCAAATAAAGGAGTATTTGCAAATAAAGGAGTCTTTGCAAATAAAGGAATCTCTTTAGGTTTCTCTTCTGCTTTAGGCTCCGTAGAGGCTGCAAATAAGGGTCCTGCTGAGTCAAATAAGGCAGGTTCCTTAGCCTCTACTGCGGGGGGGTCATAGGCAAAAAGGGCATTATGGCCAGGAGAGGCAAATAAAGCTTGATCAGACGTAGCCCCTGTAAATAGGTCTGTAGGAGGTTTAGAGACTTTAGCGCCATAGCTAGTCAAAGTGGGTTCATTATGAGGTCCTTTTTTAGGTTTGAGCTCCTCAGCCTCCTTAGGGATGATATGTTCATAAGGGTCAATGAACTCAGATGAATTGGCTTGTTCAATGGCAACTTTCTTACGGCCCCGATGTAAATCCACCCGCATTGACTCAGGACTCTGCCCCGTAATTTCAGCGGCCTTGCCAGGTTTCAGCCCAACATAATCCACCAAGAAGACAGCACGTTTCTGGTCTTCAGGCATCTTAATGTCTTTGAGCTGCTGCTTTAGGGCTTCCTTGACGGGGTCTTTCTCTTCCTGCTCTGCGTACTCTCTGCGGGATAGTCCGCGAGAGGAAATGGCGTCTTCCAGGAGGTCTAGATACCCTGCTTCTTGGGCTTGGTCAAAGGACTCATTTCTAGAGCCGCCTCGGCGCTCTTCTTTACGCTTCTGGTCAATGGCAAGACGGTCTACAGTGACATTGACTAACCCTCCAGGTACTTTTGAAGGGTCGAACTGCCCTTGGTCATCCACATACTTGTCAGGGTAGGTTCTAGCAATCTTGGCGTATGCTTCTTGGGTTAAATCTTCCCAGTCCTGCTCAGAGAGCATACGTGCGCGAGCCTTGGCGTGGGCCGTGTTGTACTGCTGGGGATTTTTGGTGACGCCTTTTTTGGCATGCTGGTTGGAGCCTGGGCCTCCCGTGCCATCACCGTAGTACTTCTGAGGGGCTGCCTTGGAGATTTTTTCCTTCATTGGGAGAGTAGTTCGCACCCATCCCCCACGCTCAAAGGCTATCATTTCCTTAGCCTCGGCAGGGGTAAGTGTATGTAATGCGTTAGTCCCTGCGGCTGCTTGCTTTAATACAGGACCTACCATAGAGTCTGCCATAGGCCAGATACCGTCAAAAGTATCACCTTGGTAGTACACTTCATCGCGTATATAGGACGGAGGTAGGCGGCGTGCCTCTTCTCCCATCCAGTTGTTTGGGTCATGGGCGCCTGTAATATCTATCACTTTCCCATTGACCAATACTCCGGTATGCCAAGACTCAGAAGTACCTACTACTTCTCCTCCGGTAGCCTGGGCAATCTTAGCTGCAAGTGCGGTACACCCGCCCTGAGTAAAGAGAGTTATTGCGGCAGCGTCTATAACTCCAGGCGTGACTGTCATTTTCGAAGTGCCGTTAGTTATTATCAGGGGGCCACTAGGCATAGCCTTGGGAGGCACTCCCCCAAACATATAGTTTCTATCCGTAAAGGGAGCAGGTACAGTAGCTGTGGTAGGGGATGTAGGCTTAACCTTTGCAGTTCCGTGAATCCCGTACTGATTCGTCCCAATCCCTCCTCCCCGGCCTGCAAAGGATTTAATGACTTCTTCACGCTTGACAGGTGAATTTATCTTGATGAAGCGGGTGATTCGCTTCTCTTTGCGCTTGCGCTGGTCTACCAGTCTGGACGTGGACTTGGGCGCGGGAGCGAGAATCATCGCCACAAGAGGGGGAACCGCGTTCGCGCGGATTCCCGCCCCTTTTTTTGCCCATTTTTCGGCTTCGACCTCTTCCATCCCTGCGTTTGTGAGCCGCAGGGAGATTTCCATCTGTGCAGTGGCCATTACAGGTGGTCCTCAGGGCACGCCCACTGGTTGGTTTCACAGGTCTTGCTGTGCAGGTAGGCCCGACCCTGGCGCAAGTCCTCTGCGCAAATCAAACTGAGGTCATACAGCTCATCTTCGGTAAGAGGCCCAGTCTTGACTGCCAGATAGTTGCCGTACTCTTTGACAGTGTTGAACTTTTTTGCTGAGGGAGACTTGACAAACATGTGCTTATTGTACCGGCTTTTCAATACTTACAACACCCCAAGGACTGCGCTTGGTTAGCGGCTCGTATTCAGGAATTGCGGTGTAGATGTTACGCTTTGGCACTCTTTCCCACTCTTTCTCGTATTTCATACGGTTCGCAGCCTCTCGCTTGTTGTAGTCAGCCGCATACTCAGGGTCTGTCTTTAGCCGAGCGTCGCGTTCTTTTATCTCTCGCTTCTTCGTGTCTTTAGCCTCGTACTCGTTTAGTATCTTAACATCGTCGCCAGTGTCAATGGCCCACTGTAGGGCCGCTCGCTCCGAAGGGGTCATCTGCTGTAGCGCCTCGGGAGTTGGATTGCGTAAGAATCTGCGGACAGCTTGAATATCCTTATAGAGCGCTACTTCATGTTTCAAGCGGTTAGAGTCATTTAAGTTAAGATTGCCCTTCCTTGCCTCGCTCTTTAACCTAGCCTCTTCTTGAAGTAGGGAATCCGTCTGACTCGCTTTGTATGTCTCGGTACGGTGCTTTCGCTCCTGTTTCATGTCATCGTAAGCCGATGCCTTAGCTCCGGCCCCGTGCCCCTCTTCCGGGATTACTTTACCCTCCCAGGTGGTCTTGGAGTTATGGCGTTTATATCCGCCCTCTCCATCGGGTATGCGTACTCGGGGTTTGTTGGCATCGTCCTGCTCAATATCCATAATCATCGTACTGCGTAGCCCTTCTGCCATCCCTCGCTCGTGGGCGGATGCGATGCGGCCTTTCTTTCCTCCCGAGTTAGGATTCCCAAAGGCATTGTCAAACTTGGGTTTAGCCCCCGGCTTTACCGGGGCCTCGCTTTTGGGTCAACGGGCCTCAGCGTCTTGGCGCCATAGGATAACTTGCCCTCATTCATCGCGCGGTTGCGCTGTGAGATTGAGGCATCCACCATATTGCGAACCTCGCGGGCGTTGCCGAAGCTGTCGCCCTGCTCCTGGCGGCGCTGGTCGAGGTCACGCAAGAAGTCAGCCTCTTCGCGCGGCGTCATCTCTATGTTGTGCTTGGCATACATCTGCTTGGCAGTCTTCAAGAGCTGGGCATCGTCCATCTGCTTGAACTCTACCGCCTGCGGGAACCGGCTCTTTAGGCCAGGGTCTTTGGCAATGAGTTCTTTGAGTCCATCCTCATACCCAGAGAGAACTACTACGATGTCAGGCCGCTCCTCGGCAATGTCCATCAAGGCATCCCTCACCTGGGAGGCGTAGTGAGAGTCTCCCAGAATCTGGTGGGCCTCATCCATCATAATGACGCCGCCATCTTTCATAGAGGCTGCCATCTGGTTGATGGCGTTGGCAGACTGTCCCGCGTAGTCACGCTGGATACTGGTAGGTGTCAGGCGCTCAAAAGTAGCGCTCTCTGGGAGTGAGCCGGTCTTCTGGAGCACTCCCAGTAGTTCTTTGGCCCCGGTGGTCTTTCCCGTACCTGGAGGGCCCATGAAGATAGCATTAGGTAAGCGCTGGTCTTCCTCAGGGACGTTCCCAGCCTCAATCTTGCCCTGGAGAGCGATGCCATCGTGGGCTGCTTGCTCCAGGTAGTCTCTCAGCTCAGGCTGCCCGACGAATTTGGAGTTAAAGGGCTTCATGGCGTCGTCAATCTGACGCATGGCAGCGGTTCTCTGCTCTGTTCTAGCTTTTAGGCGTTCATAGTCTGGGGAGTTAGCAGGACGCTGCTGGGCTTCCCGTAGCTTCTTGGGCTTGTCGCCGTCCGCGAGCATCTGGGCATTGGTGCGTCGGACACGCTTGGGCGTGCCCTCTTCATACTGCCCGTAGTTCTTGGAGCCTAAAACTGGGCGAGGGCTACCAGTTGCGGGCGAAAGGCTGCCGTAAGTCGCGCTTGGAGACGGGCTGTAGCTTGACATTCCGCCGCTTACCGCCCCGCCACTCATCGGGGCTTGTGCTTTTGGGCTGGCACCACCCCCGTAGGTCATCGGAGCTTTTCCTTGGTCAGCCCTAGCCGTGTGCTGCTCTTGCTGGAACTTCTGAGTTTTCATCAAGACTTGCTGGCGCTTAACTAGGTCATCTAGGTCAACATTGCCTAGAATTGCGGGATTGCCTTTCAGGTCAAGAAGCCAGGAGTTGATGGTAGCTGTTTGACCCGCCTTGGCCTCTGCGGTCGTCGCCGGGGCTGAGGCTGCCAAGCTAGACGAAATCCTAGCTAACTCCAGGTCAGTCGGAGGAGTCGTCCCCCAATCCTTTGAGTCGTGCGCTAGCTCCTTAAGTGCTTTGATAGACTCTGGAGTAACTGAAAGCCCTAGAGGACTTAAGATACCTCTAATTGGTTCTTCATTCTTCAATAAGGCTTCTTTAGTATCCTCTGGCGTAGAGGTTATCGCATAGCCCGGCTCAGCATCATACTTGGGGTCATGTTGGAAGTCCTTTAAAGTCTTAATGGAGGCTTGTAGGTTAGACTGAAATTGAGGGTTGATGGAACTAGATGCCAAGGCTGAAGCCTCTGATAAGAGCTCATGCATCTGCCCTCTGGCAACTACTTGACTTATGGCATCTGCTGGCGAAGTCTTTTCGGCTTTGGTCAGCATCTCAGCCATTACTTTAAACTTATCCTCAAACTTGCCATTGGCTGCGGGCCACCCCGAACGAGCTGTCTTGAGCTGGTTATATAGTGCCTTATCCCCCTCGGTAGCTATATTTGCTACCTTGTTCATGTACGCGGTGGCTACAGCCATAGCCTGCATTGGGTCTTTGCTGTCATAAGGCACTACCTTAGCTTGAGAGGTATCTTGCCCGGACGGTGAGGTACTGCTCCCTGGAGAAGCCGATGCAGGGGATACCACCTCATTAGGCATACTCTGATACTGCTGGGGTAGGTTATCCTTTGTATCCCACTGACCATAAGGCCCTACGTTGGGATTGAGCTTAGTATGAGGGTGATTCTTCTCATTGTACTCATTAGAGTACGCATCCCCGCGATAGTCAGGATTGTTGTGATGATTGGCCATCGAGGTAAAGGCCGCACTGTGCTTGCCACCTCCAATGGCTCCCTCACGTCCATAGCTGTTACCAGCAATGCGGTCATCATAATAACCAGCCATTGCCTCTTCGGGGTTATTGTAGCGAGGCATGACGTATCCGCCATCAGTCTTGTCAGAGAATACCTGACCAGCGCCGCGAGCGAACTTGGCATCTTCAGTACGCTTCTCTTTGCGCTCAGCCTTGCGGTCAGCCATGACTCCCGTGAACTCGGACATGTCGCCCTTGGAGCCACGAGCGGTGAAGTCCACATTGGAGATTTGGTAGGGATAGCGTTCTTTCAGAGCTTCCAGGGCTCCCGCGTATCCATTGCCGTCCAGGGAGAAGCGCAGGTCAGCCTTGGCCTGCTTGGCGTTCTCTACCAGTTCAGCGTATGCTTGGTTGTATTGAGGAGTACCTCGTGGAGCCATGTTGGAGGCTTGCTGCTGAGCCTGGGTAAGCTCTCCTTGTGTTAGGTTGTCGCTCTTTTTATACTCGTTAATGAGTTCTTCGTACCTAGCCTGGGCTTTTTCTGGGCCTCCGTTAAGCGCGGGGTTGAACTCACGCTCTGCGCGCTGTAAGAGTTCCCCCTTGATTTCTGGAGGAACCGGCACACGCTCAAGCTGGCCGTTCTTCACAGAGTCAAGAAGCTTGCCATAGTCCTTAATCATGGCAGCGTTCATCTTCTGATTGGACGCTCCAGAGAACTCCACCGAAAACACGCCAGAGTTGGATACCACAGTTGCCCTGGACGCCCCGGTGTGAACAGCCGCTGCGATGTCCTCTTCGGTCAGTCCTCCAGAAGTGCGGGTGCGGACGAACTCGTTACCTGGAAGCTTGTTGGCCTGGGTTTTCATATTGAAAGGCACGAAGTGGTCATTTCGCGCCCCTGAGCTTTGAGAGATTACCTGCCCTTCGGGGGTTATGATGACGCCCTCGGAGGGAGCAGTGCCTCCAGATTTGAGCTGTAGGTCCGCCAGAGTGGGGTTGGGGATTTTGCCCTGGAGGTACTCAATCGCGGCGTCTCGCCCGGCGTTGGGGTCTCCCTCGGCCTGTCGGACAGCGATGTCTTCCTGGAGATTGACCGAGGGAGTGCGCTCACGGCCAGAGTTCTTAATCTTGCGCCGCTCCATGCGAGGCATAACTTGACCAGCAATCTCGGCGGGGATGCCGGATTCAATGATGGAGTCAGCTAGCTCGGTTCCCACTTTGAGAGAGGCAGCTAACTCCTCATTTCCAGATGCGGCCAGGGCGCCCTGGGCACGGGTAGACATGCCATCCATCTGATTTTTCTTTTCTCGGACAGAGCGCCCCTTGATACCGTACTGGTTGGTGCCTCTACCCCCACCTTTATCGGCAAAGAACCCCTGTGCGGCCGCAAAAGCTCCCTTTGAGATGACTTCTTCAGCCTCTTCGTAAGAGATTAGCCCTTTAGAAATCAGGCCCTGGGCTTTAGACCAAGACTCTTCATGTATCCCCTGAGCTTGCTGTGCGAACAGCTTGCGATTAGCTTCCTGATGCTCGCCAAGTACCTCAGCGATGGCATACTTTTCAAGTAGGGCTTGCTCGTTAGACATGTTCTACAGTGTATCAGACGAGAAAAGCCCCCGCAGGGGCTTCTCTACCCGTAACTACTCGCAGTTAGTTAGGAATTATTTGCTAGATACTCAGCACTTAGACCAAAACCGCCAGACTTCCTACTGAGTGTATTTTTCAAGTCAGTCCGACCTGCCTTAGTCCTTGCATCTTTAAGTGCGGGTTTGACTACCTGCTTCATAAAAGAGGGCTTAATCATTCTATTCGCGGACTGCCTCTTCAATGTAGCCATGCTGGGGATATCTCTCAGGGCAGTTCCAAAGCTCTTAAAATTACTTCCGTGGTAGGGAATAGCTACGGCTTTGTTAACAGTCTCTACTTTTTGAAGTTTCTTATTCTTACTAGCTCGATGAATAGCTCCTACACCAGCGCCTACCCCAGCTCCAGCAAGGCCTACGCCTGCTGCGCCCAGCGCGGTTCTACTTGCTACCATTCTGTTCAAGTTCCTAGCAGCTTCGGCACGCCCTGTAGCAAACTTAGCTCGGGCAGCCGCCGTTTGCGTAGGGGATGCTCCAAGTCTCTGCATATTTCCCAGAGCAGTATTAGATAGCCCATCTATCAGGTTCAGCCCCACCCTCCGGCCTTTTGCCGTAGCTGCTCCTACAGTTGCCCCTCCAACAGCGATACCTGCTCCGCCTCCTATGGCAGCTCCCCGAAGTACTGACTTCTTATACCCTTTTCCTCTATCTGGCTGTTGTTTTGACACCATATCTTCTATCCTATCTACTTGTTGTAATACTTTTTGATTTTTACTTCTAGCTCTTATACGCTTTACTGCATATTGCGTACCAGCTAAGGCAGCAGCTCCTCCTACAAAGGCACCTGCTCCTCTTTTTAACCCTGAGGTAAACTCAGATTTTTTAGATACAGTATCCTTCTTGTTCTTACGGGCATGTACCGCCCCTGCTGCCATTAAGCCAGTACCAGCAGCTATCCCCATAGCGCCGCTGGGGCATATAGACCTCTTATAGGTAGAGGCAGTCTTAGCTGCTCCATGCTTGGCCGCATAAGCAGCCTTAAATTTCCTCTCTCCTGTCATATGGATGCCTAGAGATGTCCCCGTCAGAGCAGCTCCGGTGCCTCCAAGCACCGCAGCTTTTTTCTTGGAAGATTTTTGTGACCTAGAGGCAATAGCAGCTCCCGTAGCTGCTCCTAGTACAGGGGCTCCTACCATTCTAGGGATGTATCTAGCTCGGTCTACCTTATCCATAGAGTCGGCATATCCACCTAAGGGCTTAAACGAGGTAACTTTTTCTTTAACCCTATTTCCGGTGGCGATGCGATTATACGTATAATCTAAAGGCTGGAACATTTTTGTAACTAGGTCAGAGCCCTGCTTTTGTTGTTTCTTCTTATTATAGAGATAGCGTGCGCCCAGGGTCCCTCCTGCGATAGCCAGAGCAGGTGCCATCGCCCCCCCTGCCGCTTTAGCTGTACCTAAGATACCATGCTGCCCGGATAAGCCCTGCATCTTACCTTTTAGAGCAACTTCCGCTGTTGTCAGAGTAGGTGCTTTAGCTGCTGCAATACCTTTAGTAGTGTGAGCTAATTTATCATACTGCATAGACCGAGCTATATTAGCACTTTGAGAGGGAGTTACTTTTGGCCGTATAATTTGCCCCTCGTGAAGCTTTCTCCTGACTGCCACTCCCGTAGCTCCTCCAGCAGCCCCGCCGACTGCGGCTATTGACAGCTTCTTAGCAGATTCTCTAGAGTCATTTTTGGAAACCTGTTGACGTTTCTTTTGGCTAATCCGGGTAGCCACCCCTCCTGCAACTAATCCAGAGGCAATGGCAGCTACGGGAGCTCCCGAGGGGCATATGTTAGTCTTATAGCCCTTTAACGATCCAAACTTGGTCGCATGTTGCTGAACACTGCCTTTCATCCAGTTACCATGATCTACGGCAGAGTACGCTCCTAGACCGGTACCTGCGATAGCTGCCCCTCTTGCTGCATTTTTAGATGCGCGTGTAGGTTCTTTCCCCTTTTTCGAGCTTCGTGATTGAATAGCCTTGGCTGCCCCAACTCCGGCGGCTGCTCCTAGCAAAGGCGCTGCTACTGTACGGGTATTATACCGACGCCTGTCTGTCCCTCTAGTAGCGTTAGATTGCCCTGGTGCATAGAAACCCTTATTATATGCTCGTCCTTTATTCCCCCCGACAAGCGAGGTAATTTCAGGGCGGGGGTCGTGACTACGCGCTGCGATACGGTTCACCCTATAATCTAAGGGTTGGTAACCTTTAGACACCTGCTGTTTTTTATGTTTAATATGGCGAGCTCCTAATCCTATGGCTGAGCCTGCTGCTAGGGCTCCGCCGCCAATAGCTGCTCCTTTAAGGGCTTTGAAATGCTTAGCTTGATAGGGTACAACAGACTTAACTCGTGAAGGGTCAAACCCTGCCCTATGAGCAGCAGTTACCTTAACTTCTGGCATTGCTGGCATGTTCCTAGAGCCCAGACGAGTCTTAATGGGGTGCCGCTTGACATACTTAGCAGAGTTTCTTACATGGTCAGTTAGGGCTTCTTTAGTGGCTTTTGTCTTAGCGTATGCATCATGGTGAGCTGCCACAGTAGCGTTATGAACCCCTCGATTAGTAAGGGTAGCAGCTTTATGCCCTGCCATGCTAGCTCCTGCCAGGGTGCCTCCAGTGGCGATGCCCGCAGCGCCTAGCCCGGTGGTTAAGTGTCTCTTGTCTTTTTTCTGCTCAGACATTAGTAACTTATGTCCTTAGGTTAGATTAGATTAGTTGAAGACTGGAGAGTTGGGGCAGGGCGTTCTTGAGCTGCCGTACCAGGTCCTCTAGTCGGGCGTTCTGGCGCTGAAGCTCATCGAACTGCTCGACCTGATGCTGGGCCTGCTCCTCCAGTTTGATGACGGATGAGCTGAGATTATGGGCTACTTCGTGGAGTAGCTGGTCATTCTCCACGGTCTTGAGGATGGGCGCGGCATGGCAGTGCGTGGCCTCTACTTTTTCTAGCTGCCGGGCCTTGTGCTTCCAGGCTTGAACGGTGGGATTTTCCTTGACTTTCTGGGGTCTAAAGGTGTTCTGACTCACTTAACTCTCCTACGCTGTTGTCTTGTGGGCTCTTCGCCCGCTGCTAGGGTCAATACTACGTCAGTTAGGGCCTCTAAGTTCTCATTTAGTTTGTCGAACTTGGCCTCAACGCGGTCGAAGTCATCACGGAGGTTCGTGGTGTGGTTATTCGTGACCTGTTCCTCGATTTGCTCTGCCATCTCAACAACCTTTTCCACCTTTTTATGAGTGCGCTGGTTGAGGTATTGCGTGACTAGCGTGATTACAGCCGTGCTAGCGACTAATTTGATTATTGTCGCCCAGTCCATGCCCATTAGGGTGCTAGGGTCAAGCTCCATACCACTCTCCTACCCAATTCCGTAGTTCTTCATCACTAATAGTGCCGCATACCCGCTCATGGAGCTGTGAGTAATTGCTGATGGCTATGAATCCACACTCATGCTCAAGGCCAGACCACTTCTCGCCCTCGGATGTGGTGCCCTCAACTATCTTCCAGGGCTGGTAATGTGAGGTCATTTACCTAGGATAGCAGAAAACCCCCTCCCCTTGTGGGGGAGAGGGCTGCTGTCGTGGGCGTTAGGGCTTGTCGAAGCAGGTACAGGTATCGGTGTCTGAGTCCCAGTCACACCCACCTGTCCCATTGGGTCCGCCGCAAGGGCCTTTTAGGCCAATAGGGCAGCCTTTCATGGCTTGTATCCGTACTTCATGGCCATCTCTTGCGTCATGGCGCCGTTCATTCCATCTACTTCGAGTCCGGTTCTCTTTTGGAACTCCTTAGTCCACGCCTGGGTAATTGGCCCGTACCAACCGTCCGCTTCGAGCGGTTTACCGACGACGCGCTCATAACCGGGGAATGTCTTTTGGAGGAACTCTTGCCAGACTTTGACATTAGGATTGGGATTCTTCTGTGAGCCGGGGGAGAGGGGGTCGGTTGCAGGGGCAGGAGTAGTCGCCTGAGATGACTCGGGAGAGCCTTTCAGCTTCGCCACTGCCGCTTTCACCTGTGCTGGCGTCACGCCTTTCTTTATCTCGAAGTGCATATCGTCTGGTCGGCTCCAGTCTGCTCCCCATGTCAAGATACCCGAAAGCTCTGCGAGGATTGCCCGGATGGTGATTTGCTTGGGCTTGCTAAACGTGTCTTTCTTGCCCAGCGGATGTGCGGGTGCGTTGAAGTCAACTGCCGTCCCGCTCGCGTGATTACTGAGGGAGTTGCCTCCGACAATCTTGCGGTCTGCCCATCCCCAAGAATGAGCGGGGTTGATGGGTTCGACTCTGGCATGGAACTGGTCTCCTAAATACTGAAATACAGTGGCCACGTCACCGGGCAGTACTCGTCCAGTGATGTGATTGAGCTTATAGCTGGGGGCTTTGGTGATGTGCGGCCAGCCATTTTGTGAGGTTGCCATGCTGTCAGTGTATCAGACTAAACCCACCCGCCGGAGGAGGGCGGCGGCTTGGGCTTTGCCATGCCTATCTGAATATGCGCCCTCTGAGTATTATGGGCGAGTCCATTGGTCGGGTCGCGGAAAGAACCAGGGCTTTGAATCTGCTGCTTTAGTGCCTGCCCTCGCTCAATATTGGTACCGGCCTTGTTTCCCAGCTTAATGGCTTTCTTGGGAGTAGGTCCAGTGCCCCATGACGTAGGCTTGACATTGGCTGATAGCTGCTTGCCGCGTGCGATTTGCTTGGCGGCCTTACGCCCATACTGTAGGGTTTGCGCGTTAAACGCCTTACTAATGCCCCATGCTGATTGTTCCATGTGATAAGGATACAACAAAACCCCCTCTCGATGTGATTCTAGAGGGGGCGGTTGCTACAAACCGTAGATTAGGTTACCACGTTACGTCAGTCTTGGCAACTGGGGCATAGTAGGTGTCATCGGGAAGCACTGCCTGGATGACAACTCCCGCATCGTTGGGCTGAGGGGCGCTGACGAATACGTCGCGCAACTCTTCGGTGATGTACCCACTCCCATACATGAATAGGTCACGGTTCTGCCAGAAGTCATAGTAGTTTTCCTTACCATCCTCTGGGATGAACCCGAACCCGTCATAATAGACTACCGTATCCTCTGGGAACTGTGCGGTGGTAAGCGCTTTCTCAAGGTTGTCTACATGCAGGTCTAGGGCATTGAGTCGCTCTGAGACAATGTCTACATACTCATCTAGGGTGTCTACATTCTCATCTAGGGTCTGGAGGCGCTTGTCCAACAGCTTCCAGTCCCAATCATGATCTACGCGATTCCGGTCAATGCGGTCCTCAAGGTAATCAACCTTACTGGACAGGTGATGAAGCGCCACGCACAGGGTAGTGACAACGGCGAATAGGACGATGGTGGTGATTACGAAGACTGCGATGGGCATTTCTTTCTCCTTGGTCGGCAGACTTTGATTGTCTGTCTCATTGTAGTGGTTGGGTTCTCGCGGGCGTATGCCGCTGTCACGAATCGACCGGTGATTGAGCACCTGTGGGCAATGCGCGTGGTACTGTGCTCACGTCGTGGGACGATGCAGGTCTCTACCATGCTAGGACCCCTGTGACCATGAGGATGCCCACTACCAGGATGAGTATGTAGGCGAGTACGTGGTTCATGTTGATTTTGATGTCCAGGGTGGCATTATGGCGTGCGGCATTATCGGCCACAATGACAAAGCCGATGATGGTGAGTAGGATGGCCAGGGCTACGAAGCCAATCAGTATCCAGCCGATTACTAGGTGCATTATTTCTCTGCTTTCTTCTTGCTTTGTGAGGGCTTACTGTCAGATGAGGATTGCGGGGGAGAGTATTCCTCGCCCAGTTCACCAGCCTTGAACGCTTCCCAATCAGCTAGGGCTTGCTCAGCGGCTGTCTGCTCTTCTTGCTCTTGAAGAGCCTGCTGCTCCTGGGCCTGCTGCTGCTCATACTGTTCGCCCTGCTGCTGCATCTGCATTTGCTGTTGCTCGTTCTGTAGGCCAGGCTGTTGGAGCTGCGCCATCTGTGACTCTTGCTCCATGTCTTTCATCATGTGGGCCTGCTCCGCCTGCTGTTTCTTCATCTCCTTGATGTCCTCTGGCAGTTCGGGCAGCCCAGCGGCATTGCGGATGAACTCCTCCAGGTCAAGGTCGGGGAACCACTCCACACCGAGAGCGCTCAGTCCGGACATGAACTGTACCAACTCCGCTAGGTTGGGGTTCTCGACGTTCTGGGGCACTAGGCGGGGCATCGGGTCAATCTGGATGCCATTGAGCTTTAGTAGTTGTGGGATTGCGTGGCGGTTGAACACCTCGGCAATGGCAAGGGCTAGTGAGTTCAGGCCCTGCTTGAAGATACCAGTCTTGGATACGTGCATCGCATAGCTGCCAGTCTCGGTCTGGCCCAGTTTGATGAAGTCCGCCAGTACGGTGCCAAGGATGGCATTGTCGTAGCGGTCAATCACTGGCTGCATGTCGAATTGGCGGGCGCCACCGGATGACATAAGCTCGAACTCGAACAGTGGCTGCTTGGTATCGCGGTCGTATTCCATCGGTAGCACCAGGCCATCGTGCTGGTCACGGCGGATGTTGCTGACCATTTTCTTGAACTGCTCGAATAGCTTGTTCTCTTTGGTGCCCTTTGCGGCGTTCATGTAGTGTGATGGCACTCTACCAACTGGCATACCCGCCAGGTCACGCTCAATGCCGATTGCCTCAATCTCCTGGAGGCGCTTCTTGAACATGTAGCTGGTATAGGCAGGCCTGAGCAGCGAGGTGCCCTCGGGGTTGTTCTTCACTGGGCGATATCTGAACAGCAGGGACTTGGTCATTGGGATGAACGTCTGCTTGAAGTGTGGAGGGGCGAGCTGGACCATTCCCAGCACATCGCCCTCTTCACTAAATACCCAGCGGTGTAAAGTCTCTTGGGCGCGAATTGCTATCTTGCGCCAGCCTATCTTGTTATCAGAGTGAGTTGATTTGCGTGAGGGCTTATCCTCGAATGGGCCCACTCGTTGTTTGTAGGTTATCTCAAAGAATGACCAGCCATAAGTCAGGCATGTAAGGATATTGTCTATCAGAGTGGGCCAAGAGTGCTCCATGTCCTGCATACACTCTTCAATGAACTCTTGTGCCTCTATATGCTCTGGAGTAGTCTCCATAGCCTCTATGCGCCACTCTAAGCCCTTTAATAGATGAGTGATTGTAAAGAGCATGGCGGCTATAGTGGGGTCATTCTCCATCTCCCGGTATATAGCGACGGCTTTACGGCCTTTAAGCGCTGGAAGGTACTCTTCACTGATTATACCCGTATTGCGCTTAAGGCCTGTCCAGCCCAGTGTCTCGAATGGGGGGATTCTAGAGGCTGACTGTATTTCCTCGATGTCATTGTTCTCAGTCGAGGTGACATCGTGGAGGTACTGGCGGTCTATGGACATAGAGGACAGTATAGCCTACTTAGCGCCACATGAGCGCGACGACTGCTCCCGCTATCTGCTCAAGAGTCCAGTCGGGCTTCTTGGCGAGGTCATTCCTGAGCCCAACAATCAGGTCAGCCTGGGCTTGCTGCTCGTACATAAGCTCGTTGATGTCGGACGTGTTCTCTATGCTATCTACAGTGAGAGTTGCCAGGTTAATCAGAGCCTCGGCCAGATTGTCCATTTGTTTGGTCAGATACTCTACCCGCTCGGCATGGTCACAGACACCGTCTTTGCCATCAGCTCCGTCTTTGCCCTTTGGGCCTGGCATGCCCATCAGTCCTGGGGCACCTGCCGGGCCCTCGAACCCTCGGGGGCCTTGGCGCTTCCTAGCGCGGTCTAGTTTGCGGTCTAGTTTGCGGGCTAGGCGCTTGCCCTTGCGGGTAAGTTTGTACTCGCACTCACATACTTCGAGATGGAGCAGGCAAGTGTCACAGAGGGATTCGTCGAGTTCCCAGGGTTTTTCAATCACATCGGCCAGGGTGCCGGGGAGTGGGTAACAGTTCATGGCTTAATTTTGCCCTTGCGCTTGGGCTTTCTGGCATATTTGTCCACTTGTGCTTGCTTGTCTAGCCGCATTTGTTCTTGGACAATCTCAACGTACTCAATGATGTGCTTCTTGGTGAACTCATGGGGCATCTTGTCTTTCTTGGCCTGGTTACACTCGAAGCACGCGGGCACTATGTCAATGCCGCCCTTGGACTTGGGTATCCAGTGGTCGCGCGTAAGCTTGACATTGGTGCGGGAACAGTAGACGCACAGCCTACCGTAATAGTTGATTACTTTCTGTAGGCTGTGTGAGGCTCCCATGATGCTACTGAAGAGTCTCTAAGTAGTCCATGATTGAATCAAGTCTAGCAGTAAGCTCCTTGATTTGTTTCTCCTGACGCTGGGCTAGGACAACCAAGGCGGCAGGGAGTCTTTCATAGGCTACTGTTTGTAGAGTATCATCATCTTGGTATATAGCAAAGGCAGGTAGGACTTCTTCTACTTCTTCGGCAATGAAGCCCGGTATTCTCCTAGTAAGTAGCGCATGTTCAAATGAGCTATCGTCAACCTCTTTATTATTCCTTTCTGCTTCTTCTATAGCTTCTAAGGCATTAACATAAGCGGCTTTGTCATACCAGGTGACTGGCTTTAGTTTCAGTACTCCCTCTGCCCAGTCATCATTATCATAGTCTAAGTCTAACTTAGCACTTCGGATAGAAGAGGATACATGTAAAGCTCCAGTGGATCCGTTTCGATATAACCCTACAGAGGCTGTAGAGCTTTCTATAGTCTCAAATAATACTCCACTTCCTTGAGTAACTACTCTATACGAGCCCGGTGCCGATAAAATCAGGGCCTGACCGTTTGTGCCGAAATATCCATTAGCAGTCATATAAGCATTTTTGGTCCCATCTTGTGCTACTACACCAGGGCTCCTACTAATGGCATCAGCTCGTAAATCAGCATACAATGAATTAGATTGCTGTGCTCGTATGGCATGTGTATTTATATCCATCCAGCAGCGATAGTCACCGGAGCTAGTTTGAATACGCTTGCCCGTGATGGTACCAGCTATCTGTAGGTCTCCTACTGTACCATTTTCTAGTTTATTTCCATGTACGGTCCCATTCTGAAACCATCCTCCAGATAAATATCCAAAATCGGCGCTTCCGGCTTGAATATTTTTAGCCAGGACAGTCTGAGCGGATACCGTCCCAGAGAAAGAGCCCGAAGCGCCATCTAGTTTCCCCTTGAACACACAATCAGTACCAAAGGTAACTACAGGAGTGGTTCCGCTCATTGTCACCGTCATGCCGTTAGCTCCTCCGATTTGTGCGGTGCCGTCCGCGCGTAGTGAATGGATGGAGGCTTTTTGAGTTGAATTGGCGTTTGCTCCGTTGGGGTGGTACACGAACAGCCCCGTGCCATTAGCGGACGCCCCTTGAGACATGATTACACCATAATTATTCGAGCCAGGGGACCCAGCCGTGGGGCTGGTCTTTACTGATGCACCAATTACCTCGCCACCTCGAATTACTGAGCCTACGATATTGGCACAGGTAAGGTAGCCCTGGTCAGAAGGGGCTGACGAGTGGGTAGATGTTCCTAGTATTTCAACTACTGCTTTGCCCGAGTTATTGTATACGGCTATCTTATTATCAGAAATCCATATACCCCTAGGAGAGCCAGCTACTGATGACCGTGTCCTAAAGGTTACTTTGTTGTCCTGACCAGTTCCTCCGTCTGTATCTGCTCCAATTATGCCTTCTCTAATTACTACCCCATTAGAGTTTATCTTGACTATATCACTATTATTCTTATATTGCGCTATCCCTGCTGCGTTTAGTACTAATCTATTAGGGGCAGTAGCATGTCCTGTCTCTACAGAGGCTAGATAAAGTGCGGCGCCCGCAATGGTGCCTCCGGTTATATTGGGCGAGGTTATTGACAGATTAGCGGCTAGGTCTCCATTGAATACGAATTTTTTATTTTTGAAATCTAGGGCTAGGCTATGTCCACCGCTGCCCGCGTAGGCTACAAATCCTTCTTCATTTATGAGCATACCCACGTTAGCCGGTCCTACCGTTTCATGGGTCTTGAATGAACCCCCGATTATCGTAGTACCTCGAATGGTGCCAGAGGTTATCTCCAATGCCTCGAACTCAGGTGCAACTAATTTGGCCCCTGCTCCCATCCAGACGTTACCAGTAGCTGCGCTGATGGTAAAGGTAGGGTTACCTGCTGAGTTATATGCCATAAACTGTGAAGATGTAAGCCGCAGGCCTTGTGCGGTATGTACGTGGTTAGGCTTCTCACAGTCCTCTGGGTTATTGGTACAAGCCTTAGTCTGAATGACAGCGCCCGAGATTACCTTACCATTCAGGAAACGGCCTTGGACTGTATTTGCCGTGACCGTATTGGAGGCTAGTTCAGCAATAAATCCTGTCTCTGACCAAATTTCGTGGGATTTTAAGGTTTCTGTGTCTATGATGATGGCATCTAACTTGCCTACCGTAATCTTGCCAGCGTCAAGACCTGCGATGATGTGATGGTTACTTACAGCTCCGGGGGCGATTTTGTTGTGGTCTATCGCATTATCAGCGATACCCGCGCCGGTTAGGATTAAAGGTTTCCATGTCAATGCCATGCGTCTAGTCTACCTTACCCGGGTTTTGTGGTAACAAATATGTTTTCTATTCGGTAGTCCTGTGCATAGAGGAGCCATATGGGGTTATTATTTTGGTAGAGCATCCCGTGGGGTCGGTACTCTCCATCAACAAATAACCTAGTGGGGGCAGGTGTCCAAAGCTCTACCCAAGAGGACCACTGGCTCGTTCCTCCGTTGCCTCTGCCTCTACAGCTAAACTCATAGACTGTATTAGGAATTAAGTTTGCTATGTCGTAATAAGAGTAATACTGTAGGCCACTATAGGTGGTTACTGCCTGTGTTGCTTTATGTCTTAATTGCCAGTCTACGTACAGAGTAGTGGTAGAAGTCTGTCGTACACAGCTTAGTCTTGTGGAATAAGATATATTACTAAGGTTGAATGTAAAAGGGTCTGTTGTGGATAGTGTAGAAGGATTATAACACTGCAGACTAGTAGGAACTCCAGGGGCTCCCGCTGGGGGAGGGGTAGTAGTTGCAGCACTTGTAGTGACTGTAACTAATACAGAGGTATGTACATTTGTACCATTAAGATACTCTCTAGCATTGACCCAGTAGGTAGTACTAGGGAGTAGCCCTGTAAAGGTTACTGTTTGAGTTGTCGTACCAGCGCTCCCTAAGCTAAAGGCAGTACTTGGCCGATAGTTTATATCATTCGCATTATTAGTGGTATAGAGGCCAAAGGTTCCTTGATTTCCATATCCATTAGATATCGCCCTTACTGTAACTGAGTCAGAGGTACGAGCTGTCTGTTCTATATTATACATTAGGGAGAATTAGTCCAATAGATGTTTTGAGGGTTAGCACTAGATAGCGATTTGGCATTTGCCTGACTCGAAGCCCAGATGACTTGTACAGACTGACCTGCTGGTCCTTGTGCTCCAGCGGAGCCGTTAGTACCCGCAGGGCCGCGAATATTGCCTTCCCTAGTTACGCTAAGATTATTAGCTGAGGTTCCAGATACCTTTAGAATTTCTCCAGGTGAGACATTTGCTATTATCATTGTTTTAGTTGTAGTACCTGTATTTATAATGAGATCCCCAGCTCGTACCCCTAAGTTCCAAGCATTCGAAGAACTAAGGGCAGTGGAAGATTCATAAGGCCATATACTAGCCCCCGTATCTCCTTGGGGTCCTTGTGCTCCAGCGGAGCCGTTAGTACCCGCAGGGCCTACTGGTCCTGGATTACCTGTATCCCCTTTGTCTCCTTTGGCTCCCAATAGCCCAGCAGTGCTGACCTGGGCTACCGTAACCGAAGTTTGACTGGATACCGCCGTCACGCGCCCATGACGATAGGGCGATGCGGTGGAGAACACTATGTCATTGACCCTAATAGTCTTCCCGACCGTAGCAGCGGTTGGATTAACTGCCACGGCGGTAGTAGAGGCAGACGCCAAGGCATTTGCGGTAGTCCAGACCGTTAGGCCATCCGCTCCCGTGGCGCCAGTAGCACCGTTTGTTCCGGAGGTGCCGGTATCGCCCTTGTCACCCTTGGGCCCTACGGGGCCAGCTACCGTGGAATTGGCGCCCTGAGGTCCTTGGGGACCCTGTGGACCCTGGGGACCCTGTGGACCCTGAGGGCCGGGTACTGTGGAGGCAGGACCGGCTGGGCCTTGAGCTCCTGGGGTTCCAGCAGCACCATCGGCTCCGTTTGGCCCCGGAGGTCCAGGCACTTCAGAGTCAGCTCCTTTGGGTCCTACGGGCCCTTCGGGTCCAATAGGTCCTTGAGGACCGATAGCGCCTGTAGCCCCTGTGTCTCCTTTTAGTCCTTGGGGCCCTGTGAGCCCTGTGAAACCTTGGATGCCCTGAGGTCCTTGACTACCTTGAATGCCTTGGGGTCCTTGCAGGGAGGCAATATAGACCACAGTGGCTTGAGTGGGGGAGGTTACTTCAGTTACCTTGCCATACCTACCTACGCCTTCAATATGGTGAGAGATGACTAAGTCTCCTACCTTAAGAGGAGCATCGCCCGCTAGGAGGATTGTCACGTTTGTCGTAGTTCCCGTAGTGAGTAAGGTTGCCGTGGCAAACAGCGAATTACCGGCTAATCCAGGTAATCCTTGGGAGCCTGGCAACCCTGGAGGACCCTGAGGCCCGGTCTGCCCTTGTCCTCCAGTTGGGCCTTCTGGGCCATCATTACCTTGAGGTCCGGCGGGGCCTTGAATACCTGAGGGACCTGCGGGTCCTGTAGGCCCTTCTGGTCCAGTGGGTCCAATGGGTCCAATGGGTCCTTCTGGCCCTTCTGGCCCTTCTGGACCATGCGGTCCTTCAGGTCCTTGAAGCCCTTTGGGGGCTGCGAAGGTTACCCACTCAGTGCCCGTCCACATGGTCATTGCTGCCATTAGCCAATCTCCCTTACTTGTATGCCATCCCAGTGTACGTTCACCGTACCTCCTGACCTGTGCCCATTCCACAATCTTACTGTTACAGAACTATTGGTCGCCGTAAACTCTATCTCGTGATAGTGCCAAGTATTACTTTGGGTGTTTGGTGTCTGCGGAGATAGGTGCGAGGTCGAACCGTCAATGATTTCCATCCGTCGGGCCTTGGCATTGATGGATGAGTTAGTCATGCTGTTGGGGCGTTGTAACCACCCCGAAGCCCGGTAGCGGCGTCCCGGTGTTGTGACCACTGTGGTCGAGGCATGGGTATCATTGGAAGACCCTGATACCGCGATAACTAGAACACGGCTACTAACGGGGGAGGGTATTGAGGCCGTCCAGGTGCTTAGCGTACAGTTCGCGCCTACCCATCCAGAGGTATTGGCAAAGTCTTGGCCATTTGTGATTAGGTTCGGCCCTTCTGGTGTCATAAACCAGTAGAACTCGCTCCATCCACCCGTCGCCATCGTATTTACACCCTGTACCCTAAACCCGTAAATGGAGGCGGGGTTAACATTGACTGACAATTCCAAGTTCGACAGATTATTTAGGTCTTCTGAACTCATCGTCTGGTATTCGGCAACCGACGTGCCCGCTGGCTCCTTGCGGAACCGCATTGCTTGGGCTTCCGTGACAAGGGGGGCGGAGCTACCATCGAAGAAGTAGGTGTCCGTCGGAGTTCCGCTGGTGATATCTTCGATGATTACCGAATCCCACCACATAGGCTGACTGGCCCCTCCCGTTGCATTAGGGAGCATGGGATAGAAGCGTAGGTTGCCTCCCGCTCGGGAGTTACTAGGCACCGTCCAACGCACCTCATAATCCCAAACCCCCGCTTCGTTGGGAACAACCGAAACCAGGGTATGCCCTGGGTCCATCTCCCCGCCCGATGAGTTCAAGCATACGGCCATGATGGCCTTGTTTTGGTGTGAGTTGCTGGGGGAGATATTGGACATGGGGGTAAGGATGCGGGCCTTTGCCCTCATGCGATAGGTACGACCCGGCTGGTGGTCGAACGCCACTCGGGCAGCGGCGTCGGTAGCGCCCGAACCTGAATACTGAACCTTTAGGGATTGACGCCCCTCCCCCGAAGAGGACCACGAGGCATCCCTGCTCCACGTACATTGTCCAAACGCGGTTATGCCGTCACTGGAACCGAAGTCTGGATTGGTGAACAAGTTTCGGCGTGAGACTTGGTAGGTGCCCGTGGCCCGATACAATCGGACGATGTAAGAGTTGGTGTTTTCAGTGCCATTCCACGAGCAAGTAGCCAAACTCCCTAATGACGTAGCGGATAACCCAGTGGGCGTGCCGGGGATGATGATGGGTGTCACGACCGAAGCTGTCCGAGTATCGGAAGACAAATCAACACTGGCTCCCCCTACATGCTTCATGCCGATGGTTCCCGACGGGTGCGCCGTTACCCCCACCGAGTAGGTGGTTCCGGGGGACGTAGAAAAATCGGCTGAAGTCGAGTTCACTATCGTAGGTATCGTTGCCGGGTTGGATGCCCATAAGAGGGTGCTACTGGCAGGGAGGGTGGAGGATGCCCTGAAACCGTAAGGCGACAAATTAGTTATGGATATTGCGCTAGGCGTGGGGCGCTTCAAGGCTACGGGGAAGGGCTGACTCCACCTATCGGGTAATTTGGCATACCGCACCCTGACATAGTTCTGGGCATAACTGGAAAGCGAGACTTGTAAGTATTGACTAGGACCAGTATTGCCTTGTATCTCCGCCCCACTAAAATCGGTTGAAGTAGATACTTGATACTCCAATGAGCACGTTACGAGAAGTCTGTCCAGACTCAATGCAATCGTATTGGGATTGGCAGTCAGGGCGCCTCCAAGAATCACGGGAGGACCTACGTCTGGCGCTGTCCTGGTTAGATGGAGGAATACCACCAACACCCCTGCGATGTAGAGTTTAACTTCGGAAGTATCCCCGTAGTGGGTCCAGTAATACTCAATGAGTCCTTCTTCTTCCTCTATAGCTACATACCAGGTATTTCCGCGCACTTTTGATATTTCTGCCTCTAGCAGCTCCTCGCCTAGTATGACGACCCATTCAGAGTTCTGTTCGGACCACCAAGCGCCAAACCACGATTCGATGGGAAGGTTCTTAACTGGGTCGGGTTTACGCCATACCACTTCATTGGCAATGATGAGTTCACAAACCGTCGTGTTGTTTACAATAGCATCAGAATATGGGAAAAGGTCATGTGAGTTCATGGCGGCGAAATTCTATATCAAAATCAATAAAACCAGGGATTCGTAAAGCACTATCGAAATAATCAACAATTTGTACATCCCCTCCGGGAGAAGTCAATATCAACACTTCGGCTTCTTCATCGAACTCCCAAGTGAACGTGGCAACAAGGGTATCTGAGCTTCTAAAACAAATATACCACTGTACCGTTCCATCTTCAAGAAACTCTAACCAATATACACTAAAGAAATCCCGACATAAATCATCTAGGTCTCTGTGTAATATTTGTTCAACAGGAAAATCATCAAGATTCATTGACAATGCAAGCCAGTAAAGCGCCTGAACTGCTTTGGTATCCCATACGTAATTGTTTATCCGCCCAAACTCATTCCAAATTTCACCCAATTCATCCATTTCTTCTGGGGCTTCTTCAAACCAAAGGTCAGCCCAAAGGTCAGCCCCTATACTTGGAGGTTCTGTTGCCTCATCCGAGTAATCCCCTACTCTTAAGGGGAGTAACACCCGTTCATTAACACTGGTGGAGGCATTAGGGGCACTTTCCCAACCGTAGTAATCCACATATCCATAACTAGTGGCGGCGGCGGATACTAAACAGTCTGGAGTATCACCATCAAAGTAGGAGGTATCCTCCGTCACCTCCTCTGCGATGTCCTCGATGAGCAGATTGTCGTACCAGACGGATTTACCGATGGGTGGTACTCCATAAACCCGGATACCCTGCCCTAGGGCCGTGAATTGACCTGTGCCAGATATGGGTTCGGCGCCGATTTCCGTTAGATTTGGGATGATAGAACCGAGGTTGGCATAGCCCGTGCCGTCGTGTGTTACGCGAATGGATTGGCTTAGCTGGAATGGGTCCGCTGCCCATGCAGTCAAAGCGATTCGGTAACTGTTCCCAGCAGTCAGATTACTTGGCGCAAGCCAGACCGAGTTATTGCCTGAATCTGGTCGGTAGATTCGGGCCGACCGACCCCCACTCGCTGACCAGCGGGACGACGAAACAGCACACTTGCTGCCAGAGTCCCGGCTTGTGCCCGGTACTCCCCGCCCCCGCAGCCACGGCACGCCGTCCACGTCCTGTATCTCGAAATCGGGGTCCACCACGATAGACGGCGAGTTATTCGCCGCGCCAGTCCAGATAACCTCGCAGCCCGTGAGCGGCCCATCCGTGATGCGCGCGGCTCGCGCGGTAACGGTGGGCACGTTACCTGGCGCGGTGGCGTCGGCGGCGGGCATCGGCCAGGGCGTTGGGAGCGCGGCTTCGCCCTCCATGATTGTCCACCCGGTAGCGTCTAGCCAGTCTCCCGCTTTCATCAGGTTAGCGTCTGCGGCATTCAGGTAGGCTCTGACTTCGTTACCTGCGCTACCCTGAAAGGTGGCGGTCGTCGTCCAAGTTATCCACTGCCACTCAGGCGTAAGCACTGTTGCAAGAGTTCCGCTATTTTGGTGAATCCTGATTTTAATGGGTGCGCTTGATCGTGCCCAGACGCCGAAGGTGTACCGATTCCCGATATTAACGGCACCACCGCCCGATGAGTACAGCCCGATGTTTCCGCTCGCGCCGGTCGTGTCCTCCGTTTTTATCCATCGGTGATAAACGGTGGGGCCGCGCGGCGGGCCGTCACCCTCATCTCGGTTGAACTCGGTGCGGTTAGGAGCGGTTGTCGAATTTCCTTTGCTGACCGTTTGCGGGGTTCTGTGAAGATTCACCGCTTCCGCGTAGTACCGTTTCCCGCCAATCGTCCAGATGTTCGGGTCGGCGGGGTCAAGCTCGCGCACATTCGCCCAACTGCTGCTGACGGCTTCGAAGCTCGGGTTGGTGGCGAGATTGCGGCGGGTGATTCGAGGACCCATTTCAGCCCCTGTTTGAGCAAAAATATCCTCCATCGTCTCCGCGACAATTCCGAGGTCCTGAGATAACATCCTAACCTGGTCACGAGTTCGTACTCGCCAAAGCCCGGTGATAAGACATTTTTTCTCAGCACGGAAATAAAGGTTTAGAGGATTATCATCAGGCTTTGGAGGCCACTCTCTCCAGGGAACAAGAATTACGTTGGCGTTTTCTCCATCTTTGCCAATGATTCCATCGGTACCTTTTTCACCAGGGGGTCCTGGTATGTTAGATACTCCGGCTTCTCCTTTATCCCCCTTGTCGCCTTTATCCCCCTTGTCACCTTTGGGTAGCCCAAAGGCCATAGTACGGGCTTGCTCGGTTCCTCCGAGTGTTATCGTGGGAGC